AAGAGCGTGGCAAGTATCAGATACAGTGTATGAAGTCTCGAAGCTCGACCGGCGTTGGTCAAAAAATTGATCTGGAGTACAACATTGAAACCATGCGCATTACTGATGAAGGCGGAGAAGATGGAGATGCTTATTCGAAGAAACCATCTGTATCCATCATGGACTCAATCAAGGCCCGCAGTCAAGTTAGCCCGGCTGGTGGTGAGTCAGACCCTGCTCCATGGGACAGTGCGGAACCAGGCAAAGTCACAGCAGATGTTCAAAGTGCAAAACTAAAACAACTGCTGGGCAAGATCAAAACTGGTTAAGCTGATGTAACCACGTTGGTCCAAGTTGTTGACCCGTTGGTATTGATGTACATTCTAGTGGTAGTTGAGCTGCCATCTGTGCGCAAATATAAACTTCCTTGGGCGGCACTCAATGTGGGTGCACCAGATCCAAAAAACACTCCAAGATTGGCAGTGCTTGATAATTTGTAACCAGCACCAGTTGTGCCACCTGCAGGAACAGCAGTACCTGACAGTATGGTAGCATTACCCACAGCAGATACCACAGCACTAGATAATACATTACCACCGGTGATGTTACCACTTAAACTAGCCGTAGTGCCTGTGTGTGTGGTAGCATTGACATTGGCACCGCCCAAGATGTTGCCACCTGTGATGTTGCCTGTAGCCGAAATCAACCCAGCAGTTCGTAAGTTGCCACCTTGCACGTTGCCAGTTGCGCTGACTGTGAGACCTTGCACCAATGCGGCTGTTATAATATTGCCACCAGTGACATTTCCAGTTGATGACACCACACCGCCTGAGTTGACATTGCCAGCCACTACATTGCCTGCGGCAGTAACAGTGCTGACAGAAATATCAGACAGAGTAATATTGCCGTTGATGTCGCCATTCACAGTCAAATTGCCAGCCATGGTCACATCATTCGAATAATAACTCAGCGGACGATTCAAATCAAATATTGTGATGGCATTGCCGGCGTTGGTTGTGCTGAAGCCAAATTCATAAGTGCCGGTGTTGGCAAATGTGATCACGTTGCTGGCATATCCTTGAATGCCCACAATGCCGTTGCTGACTGTGCTGGGCAAAGTTAATGTACGTCCCACTTGATCCACAGTGATTTGAGTGCGTAACATGCCCATGGTGCCTGCAGTGGGCCAGGTGTTTGATGTAAAACTCAACGCAATGTTGCCAGCCATGTTGATGCTTTGATAAGGTCCGGCACTGCAATCTATTGTGATTGTGCCCGAAGTATTGGCAATGGCTACAACTGTGCCTGAAATGCCTTTGACCAGGGCATTGTACACCAAATTGTTGCCAAGATTATTGTCCAGGGTGGTGCCTGACAGGGCAGCCTTGAGTACAACATTGTTCTGCAGGTCAGTTATTTCATCTGCAGCATATTGAAAATTTGTTCGGGTATTGGTGAAATTATCACGCATGCCCTGAGTGTTGTTGCTCACTCCTGCAATGGGATAATTACCGTCGATATCAGCGGGGTTGATCTGGCTAGTCATACTGTTTCCTTGTATCAGATATTTATTGCAACTGCATTTCCGCTAAATAATCCAAAGGCACGTGAACAAATGCAGAAGAAGACCCGTAGCATCTTGGAAGAACTAGATAACTTGTACGTAGAGCGTGATCGCCGACTGGTGATTGAAACTCGTGCCAGCAACATCATAGAATCTGCCATTAGATTGCTGGAACAAATTGAAGCAGAATATCCTGCTGATCAAGCAGAGAATTTGCAACGCAAATTGCTCAATGCTATACGTCATAGAGACACTGGCAAATTTGAACGCTCAGTTAGGAGAACTCATGCAGATCTTTGAAATCACACAGCGTAGACCAGTGAACGAAATAAGTTGGGCTGCCACCAAAGACTACGCGGCAGCAACTCCGGCTGCTGTGTCTAGGGGTGTTGCCACTGGCACTGGATTTGCTGGTGCACTGGGACGAGCCATCACAAATGCCCCGCTCAAAGCACTAGGTAGTCGAACTGGTGCAGATCTAACACCAGATCGTGATGCAGTAGGACTGTTTGGTAAAACACGTGAATCCATAGCCAACCGAATGGATGCGGCTGTCAAAGCAGCCATGCCAGTGATTACTCAACAGGCTGCTCAGCAGTGGAACATGTGGCAGGCAAGTGTGGCTGACATGGTGAAAAAAGCCGGTGTGCAAAACATCAGTCAAATTGATCCACAACAACTGCGTGAACCACTGATGAAACAGGTAGAAACCATAGCGTCAAAATACGGTATTAGAGATTACAGCAAATTGCCCAACTATGTGGATGCTGATGCATTTGGTGGTGCAGCCAAATACGAAGCCCTGGACACTGTGCAGGCCATTGATGCCGCTATCGCTGCCATACTTGATCCCCAACAGCAAGTGGGCACCGAGGCCAGAGACAACTGGGTCAACTTGACCAAAGAACTTTACTCGGCCGGACTGCAACTCAAATTCAGAGAAGAGGATAATAAATTTACTGCACGTGACCTAGCAACAGACGCTGATGCAATTCAAAAACAGGAGCAAAAAGCAAAAAATTCAGGTTTACATGCTAGTCAACAAAGAATTCCGGACAACGTAGTACGTCCCACTGGAAACCCCGACGTTGATGCTTACATGCAATCCATAGGTCTCTTGCCCAAAGCCACAGTACGAACACCAGCACCGGCTCCAGTTACAGCCGAATCAGCAAAAAAGAGATCTAAATGAAAAGTTTGCGCACACTATTAGAAGGCGGCAATGTATTCAAAGATGCCGAAGGTCAGCCACTCACACAACGCATCAATCAAAGCGATGTGCCTGCCACTGTGGCCTGGCTTGAACAAGTCACAGGCATAGAGTTTCCGCGTGACCGTTGGTTGGGATCAACAGGCAAGGCGCCCACATCAGGAGACATGGATTTGGCCGTGGATGTGAATGAAATCTCCAAAGATCAACTGGCAGCCAAACTCATGCAATGGATTGCCAGTCACAAACTACCCCCAGCAGAGTGGATCAAAAAGGGCGGCGAAGTACACCTGCGCACACCCATACAAGGACGTCCTGAATTGGGATATGTACAAACAGATTTCATGTTCTTTCCCAACCTAGATTGGGGCACATTCTTTTATTCAGGTGGAGAAGGTTCAGCATACAAAGGCATGAACCGCAATGTGTTGATGTCAAGCATTGCCAAGCAACTGGGGCTCAAAGTAGGAGCCAATGGCATGTTTAGCCGTACCAGCAATCAATTAGTTGATGGTGGCATGGATCCTGACTATGTGGCACAAGCATTGCTGGGGCGCGGTCGCACAAGAAAAGATCTCAAAAATGTAGAAAGTATTTTTGCTGCACTGGCCCGAGACAAAGACAAAGAAGCCAAGGTCAAAGACTTTCGTGAATACTTGACTAGAGAAGGGTTGCAACAGCCTGATGCTGTGAAAGAAGATGCAGACACTTACTTCCTGGCACGTTTACGTGATAGAATTGTAAACCAAGGCATGCAACCACTAGTAGAACGTGAGAGTTCTAACCCTTATCAAATCTACGAAGCAGAAGAAGCAGGAGTAGGTGGCAAAGCCAAGGGCATTGAACACTTGGAAGACTATGTGTTCCGCAACGGCTTGCCTGGTGTGACCAAAGCATTACAAATAGTCCAGGCGGCCGCTGAGTCTCCTGCCAAAACCACCACAGTGAAGTGGGATGGCAAACCTGCTGTGATATTTGGACGCAAGCCCGAAACTGGAGAGTTTGTGCTCACTGACGGGTCAGGCTTTGAAGCCAAGGGGTACGATGGCCTGGCAACTAGTCCTAGAATGATGGCCGACATACAGCGCAACCGTTCAGGCTCAAGAGATGAGCTGATTCAATTGTATGCCACATTGTGGCCCAAACTAGAAGCAGCTACACCACAAAACTTTCGTGGCTACGTCAAAGGCGATCTACTGTACATGTCAACCCCGCCGCTAGAAGCCGGTAACTATGTGTTCAAACCTAACACTGTACCGTATCGTATTCCTGCAAAAACATCCCTGGGCCAGCGTATTGGCGCCAGCGACACAGGCATAGCCATGCACTCAATGTACGCAGATGCAGGTGACGCACGTCAACCACTTAGTGGTGTGCGTTTCAATGATGTACCTGGCTTGTTGTTGATCGAGCCCATTGGCGGCAAAGAAATTGTGCCTGATGCCAACTTGATCAAACAAATCAAATCTGTGGCCAACAGTGGAGATGGTCGTGCCATTGCCACACTGTTTAACCCTGCTGAACTACGTGCCCAACAGATCACAGATCTAGCAAAACTGTGTGTGGACTACATCAACTATAGAATCAAACAGCCCAGCCCCAGTTTTGACAATCTCTTGGGCGGATTTGGGGACTGGTTGCAGACCAAAGTCACTCCCAAGAAGTTTGCAAACATTGTGGAATACTTGAACAGCCCAGCCAGCAATGCAGGCGCACTGTCAGCAGCATTTACACTGTTCATGCTACTGCATGATCTAAAAGTAGACATCTTACGCCAGTTGGATTTGAAAGATCCTGGACATGAAGGCTGGGTAATGGCCACCCCTGCAGGCTATGCCAAAGCAGTAAATAGATTTGACTTCACAGCTAGAAATGCGGCACAAAACAATCCGCAACAGGCGTGATTTTTACCAAAGGTATAAATAAAAGCAGGTCCACCGAGACCACTTAACTTTAAAGGAAATTTATCATGGCACAGTTTACAAAAACAAACGGAACCACACAACCAGTATTTGCACTGGACGTAGCCAACGGTTCAATCTCTGGAACAGCAAACGTTGCGGCCCAAGGCCCAGTAATGTTGTCTGGACCACAACTGCAATTCTTCACACTCACAGCCAACGCTGCACTTACCAATGCTGGTAACGTCAACGGTTACTTGAACAATGTGTTGCAAGCAGTTCAATCAGGTGCTGGCTTGACAGTTCCTGGCGGTACAGTTGCTTTCTATCAAGCAGGTGCCACAGCCGGTACTATCAACTTAGCTATCTACCCAGCCGGTGGTTACACAACTGCTCAGTTGGTTGCTGCTGCTCAAACAGCCAACGCCACAGGCGGCTTGAACATTGGTATTCCAACTGCCAACGTTGCTGCAAGCGCAACATTCACTAACCTGTAATCAGTTTAGCTCCAACCGAACCCTGGACGTAAAAAATCCAGGGTTTCTTTTTGGCCGTAAATATGCACACTATGAAAGTCTTGTGCCGCACCCTTTTTGATTGTACCTTCACTGGTGTCACAGGACATCTTCGCCCACAGCAATTGCCGTTTACCACAAAAACAGGCTTGGTAATTCACACGCCTGATCAATGGAACCGCAGTCGCAATCAACAACGTAACTGGGAAAGTTTACTGCAAATAATGAGCCTGCGAACACAGCCCATGAATGTTGTACCACCTACAAAACTACCTGACGGCTGGTACTTTGAATTTGATGTAGAATCTGAGGGTGTACTTGGCAGCAATTTTGGCAGTGATGATTTAGACGGACTTGTTGGGGACTGCGAAGGTGTGCCCATGGTCACAGGACTAGACGAAGTGGCGGTGGTCACCGCTACCTTGCATGCTCAAGGCGCCAATCAAAACATTTGGTTCAGCGCCATAAATACGCCATTGGAGCCTGACCATGGTTGATACTACGGATATTGAAAAGAAAAGCCTCGAAGCTCACGTTGAGTTGTGTGCAGAGCGTTATCGCATGCTGGAACTCAAGATAGAAACAGTGGAAAATGAAATTGGCGATGTCAAACACATGGTCACAGAAGTGCATAGCATTGTGCGCCGAATGGGTGAAAAACGCAACG